CCAAAAACGGGGTCGCATATATTTTGCCGGCGTCACCGCCAGCATATACTACCACTACACACCTACTATCCTAAAGAATCCAACCAGACCGCCGGGCAGCCAACAGCTCATTTGCGCTGAGATGACCTGCTGAGGATTTGTACTCTCTGCGCTATTGTATAGGGCCCGCTGAGTGTTGGTCAGCCCTCGCACACTGTCGCCTCGCCTAGCCGGCTTATCATGGGCACAGGCATGCCCAGCTGCGCGGCCATCACGGCGCGCTCGGTATCGCGTCGGCGTCCGCAGCCGCGCAGGCCCAGTTCTATCAGCCAGGATGGAGGCTCAGGCACTGGCCCCTCCCGGACGCGCAATGCTGGGCTCAGATGCTCTGTGAACGCGTCACGTATCTCCCGGTCGAAGAACCGAGCGAAAGTGTCCCGACGCAGATCCACCACTATACCTGGTGGCAATTGCCCGCGCCACTTCCGCCTCAACATCGCCATGTAGTCCTCAGTGCTCTCAATGGGTGGCACCTGCGCAACCATCTCATCAATCACGGTTCCAGGCTTCCACTCTTTCTCGATGCCACTACCACCAAAGAGTGGAGTAGCATTGAGCCGCTGGCGCCATTCGGTCGTCTGGCACAGCCAATTGCAGCACCCTATCGCCAGTCGCTGTGCCACAGCTGCCGGCAGCCCGCGGCGCACCAGGCCACTGCAGCTACCAGCGCATTCTTCTGGGATGCGCCAGGGTGCATAGTAACTCCGCTTGTACCAACTCCCCGATACCATATTGACCACCGCAGGGGGCAATGGTTGTGTCGGTATGCGCCCGAGTCCTCCATGAGTGCTGAAGTTGTACTGCAACAGCTCGGCGTATTCCGATGACACCAGTTGTTTGCGCGGCTGCCAGTCAAAGCCGCATAGGCGAAGCTCCTCAGCGTAGAGCAATGCATTCCCCCAGCTTATGCCGATGATTGCTTCGTCGTCTCCGCAGATCCGCTCCAATATCGGTGCAGTGATGCCGTTGCCATCTTGGCGCAGCAATTCATACGTCGTCCGCATATACATAAGGTGCAACAGCGTGTTGTCACGTGCCGTGTCGCGCTCGCCACTCGACAGCCCCTGGCGCACCACACCAGCATGGTGTTCGCCCACGCGCAGCGAGTGGTTGAAGTGCGCTAATGCCATCCAGTGAGCGCTGTGTGCCCGGTGGTCGGCATGCTGATTGTGCCAAATCAATCCAAGCATGTGGTTGAGCAACGCCTGTGTCCGCACGTGATGCTGCTTGTTGAAGTCGCTGTAGTCAATGCACAGCACGAGGTCTGTATGACTACAAGCAGACATAGCTTTCATCGTTTCTACGATATCATACGGCGTCTGGCGCATAATGACACTCCGTTCAATTTGGTACTTCTCCAGCTGGCTGCTTGCGTGGGCACCCATCAAATAGCTTGCGTCGTCCGCCGCCCACAGAGCCCGCCGCTTAAGGCCGGGCTCATTCTTGGTCGATAGACGCGACTCCATCGCCGGAGTACCATTCCACACGCGCATGAACCATTCCAGGCTCAGGTTTCCGATCGCAACCGACTTGGGTACGCTGACCCGCCCGCCTGTCTGCTTCGATAACGCGCTGCCGACTGGTTCCTTCGTTGAAGCCGCTCCGCCCGGCAGCCATACGGCACGCGTCTGCCACCACGTCGTGGGTTCTTGCGCGCCTCCTAATTGCTCGTGGTCCAATTCCCACAACGCATTGCGGCACGTCTTCTTGAATACATCCCACCAGCGCGATCGCCCTTGCGGTCCACTCGCCTGATACATTGCGCGCGGCGTGGTGCGTCCAGCCACTTCTATGGCACTGTCCGTCGGCCGCATGTCACGCCCAAGCAGGCACTTGACCCGCCCAACCATTGTGTGGCTGCCAGGCTTACCACCCAGGCAGCAGGTGCCACGCCTAGCTATCGTCTCGCACTCTTCAATCTGGTTGTCGAGCCACGCCGCGCCTGGCACGCGCAGCATTGCGCACGCCACGACGTGCAGCCCCCGTGAGTGCATGGCACACCCCCAAAGGACCATCGTCGTAACGCAGTATTCTGGCATCCCTCGCTGGCAAAGCAGCCATGCTGACAAGCATTCGCTAGGCACATTCGCGCCAATACTGTTTATAGCTGACAGCAAGCTTACACGCATTCGCCCCACGAAGCCACTGGGTGTTGCTCCATACTCACCCTTGCATGCCAGATAAGTCCCGTAAACATCCTTGGGACCGCCCCCACAGTTGCATGTGGCGGCGGTCTTGCACCTCATGAGCCAGGCTGCCCAGTGGCGCGAAGCACTATGCCTACGCCACGTTTCAGCCGGGGTCATGCCAGTATATAGCACACTCTGCAGTATGCTGAAGCAGGGGCAGGCAGTGCTGAGCAGCCTCAATCGCCCAGCGACAGTCCTGGCAGCTGCCCTACATCGACTGCAGCAGTAGTATTCGAAGATTGACCAGGTCCAGATTTCGGCGACACTGACAGCTGCAGTGACTCGTCCTCGTGTACCGTCGTATCTTTTACCTCCTGCTCCACAGCTTCAATAGCCTTCCCGGCAGCCGCGCTCATACTCACCGAGCTCGTGGGGTCAGCCGCAGCAGCGATCTCTTCACCAGCTCGCAAGCCGATGTACTCGCTTATCTTCGCTACGCAGCGATCACGGCCAACAAACTGGTTGCTGTGTATGAACGTCGTCGTGTGGTGTAGCGCGTCCCGCAGCCACTTATTGTAGCCAACAGTGTTCACTTGTGGCCGATAGTCCTCCAGCGTCTCCGCGCTCAGGTACCGCACGCTCGACTCGATGCCGTCAAGCCCCTCAGCCACTGCTTTACCAAGGTAGTCTGGCACCGGCTTCTCCACAGTGTCGTACTCCTGACGGAGCCTCTTCTTCACTGCTTGCGAGTCAGGTATATTCACTTCGTCGAGCTTGGGCCCGACTTCAGGAGGATCGTGCTCGACAAAATCGAACTCGCGGCTGTAATGCTCGGTTTCAAGCCACCAACGCAGTCCCTTCCGCAGGCGCAGTGCGCTGCAAAAAGCGAAATATGCCTCATACGTGCTGAATCGCGTGACCGTCTGGTAGTCAACTGAGTCCCTCATCGCACTAACAGGTGCGTGCCAGAAGGCCTGGTCAGGTGCACACCAGTGGGTGTGCGCAATTGTGTTTGTGTGCCTGTCGACCACCACGATGCCAACAGCAGCATCATGTGTGCGCACGAGCTCGCTGATGATCCCAGGGCTGTAATTCGTCCCATCGTACTCTACACGGATCATCGGTGCCAGCGGGTTGTCACAGTGTTTGACTGTGCCACCTGCCAACAGCGCGTGGTCAACGGATGCTTCCACTACCACGTTGTGCAGTCCAACGAAGTGGATGCGGCGCGTCGCTTGCATGAACTCTTCACTGCGCATGAACCGTACACTGCGTGGTGCGATGAACTGCACCTGCCATCCGAGCTGACTGATGCCATGTAGCTGCTTCATACCTTGAAGGCAGTGCAGCGTGGGCAAGAAGACACCATTTGATATCTGGAACAGCGGCCGCACCCGGCTCTGCCAGTCCGGCACGAAATCATCGCACCACTGTGGCACTACGTAGTTCCGCGCATAGTCTCCAAGCATCGTGGCGTAGCTACTGAATAGGGCGGCTCCACTTGCGTGCAGGTCTCCGTTTGTCAGCTGGCGGTGTGGCAGCGGCTGAGCGCTCTCGCTCTGCTCGACACCCAGGAGAAACGGGGCTAGCAGTGTGCTTCGCGACTTAACCATCGGCAAGCGTATGCTAAATTCCGCGCTCGCCCCGGGGCCGAAAGCACTCCAGCCCACGGGCCTGTTGTAGAGCATGAGCGCTACATTCCAGGCCTCATATGCCTGGGAGAGGACATCATGCGTGCTCGACAGCCACTCTATGACCCCAAGAACGTCATTTGATGTCCATGTGAGTCCGCTAAACCGTGGCTCAATCTGGCTGGTGTGATACAGTCTTGCGCCCGGTATCGGCACCCAGAAACGTTCGAGAAAATGATCACTGGCAGTCTCAATTCTCTCCGATGTCAGCAACGTGAATATTGGCAGGACGCTTTCGTCCAGCTGCCCACTCGCCAGGTCACAGAAGAGGGCACTTCCCCCTCGACTATGTTCAACGGACACGGCAGCCATCCACTTTGTGAAGCTTTCCACGCTTGTTGACATATGCCAGATGCTCGATGGCACAGAGGCTCGTATGACACTGTCAAGCGACTCAGCCTCCATGGCAGCAAAATACATGCCCCACGCCCGCACGAAGTACCGCGTCAGGTCCACTGGTTCACCCACCATGGCACGCAGCGCTACTTTTGTGCCGACATCCATGTCGATACTCCGGGTGGGCGAATACCAACTAGCCATTGAGGCCATGGCGCCGATTACGCGCCGATCGATCCAGCGCCCATCGATGCCTGCGAATGCTGGCTGCAATTGGGGCGTCTGTTTGGAGCGGCTGACGCAGTCGCGCACATGGACCTTGGTCTTCCAGTTCGTGCTCCATGTATGCCCTGTTGGCAGTGAGAGCGCGCATCGGTCCGCGTCGTCGACTCCGACCAACGTGCCTTCGAAGTCCATCTGGCTGCCGCGTTGCTCGCCCACTGCACCGCAGCCAACTATGTATGGCCGCACTTCCTCTGTCACCAGATTTCGTGCGCCTCGTACGACGTCCTTCGCGGTTATGAACTTGTCAAACGAGACGAGGCTCCGCATTCCGTACCACGCATGTGGGGCCATAGTCTGCCCTGCGGCCACGTGGCGCACCTGACTTGAGCTTGGCGCACCGATGGATCCCAGGCAGAGTATCTGTCCCGGCACGCACAACCGGACCAATTTCACATGCGTCACTGCGTGTGCGTTCTTTGCGCGCATCCAGCAGCAACCTAGCACCTGATAGCTGGCATTCCGGCATGCGCAAGATTTTTTGTTTATAATCGATTTTTGTTGTCCCGCAATTACAGATCGAGTGATCTTTTTCCCCACCGATAGATGAATGTCAATTACCTTGATCAAAAAGAATAATAGCAGCAAAGTATAGTGCATGGGGCGCGCACCCCATGCACTGAGAGCGCCTGAATGCTCGTCAGCAAATGACGCTCCACAGACTGTCGTTGTCTTGACACAGCCGCCTGCACCAACGCACAGCGGCCCAAGACACAAGTCGCCCCCGAAACCCGCCAAGCAGGTTGGGGTGCATATGACTGTAACTGGTGTTGTCGACATTCTGTTTTTTTAAAAATATATATCCAACTCCAGCTCTAACGTTTCTTGTTTTTGAAAATGTTGCGGCTGATGTTGATATATGTGTG